TCATAACCTAATTGAACTTGAGAATGGGCAGTATGCACTGTATCCAAACAATAGATTACGTATTTTTGATAATAGTTTGACACCTGTCGAACCAAAAATGCCTGATTTTAAGGTTTCGACTCAATATTATCAAGTTGAAAATGGATTTGAACGACTTGGAATGGGACGTGAGGACGAATATTTCTGGAAAACTTCTAAAGAACGCGAAGAAGAAGAGGAAAATAAATAAAAGTATAGAATATTAATGAACATTTCATGAAAATAAGGAGACATCATGGGTAATTCACCTGTCGATAGAAATTCTAACTATATGAAAGAGATGTGGGGAACCACAAAACTTGTTACTGACTACTATCAAAATGAAAAAATGACTTCAGAACACGATTTTCTAGATAATTTGGCAAATCATCAGCATCAAAAGATGCTTCGTGAAATTTCAAATGATGATATCACTCCAAAAAAATACGATACTGTGAATCAAGAAGACTTATATGAAAAAATTGATGAGAATACTGAATTATTCTGAAAAGGGTATAAATAAAAACAAGTATAATCTCTAGATCTATTGTGGTTCAAAGGATATCTCGGGCATTCAAGGACATTAGTTTATCATTTGATAAACATCCTGTGACTAATGATATCCTTGCTCTTAATAATGAAGATGCAATTAAGCGAAGTGTTCGCAATATCGTGAACACAGTTCCAAGTGAAAGATTTTTTAATCCAATCTTTGGTTCGGATGTAAAAATTAGTCTATTTGACTTCATTGATTTTGGTACAGCATCTATTTTACAGCAACAAATAACTGTTGCCATTGAAAATTATGAACCAAGAGTTGATAGACTTAATGTTCAGGTAAATCCCAAACCAGATCAAAATGAGTTTGAAATTACCATTAGCTTTAATATTATTGGTCAAGAGGTTCCGCCACAAGATTTTACATTCATCCTAGAGGCAACCAGATAATATAATGCCTTTCACTAAGTTTACCAATCTAGATTTTGATCAGATAAAATCATCCATCAAGGATTATCTCCGTGCTAACTCAACGTTTACGGATTTTGACTTTGAAGGATCTAATTTTTCTATCTTAATCGATACGTTAGCATATAATACGTATATCACAGCATTCAACTCTAATATGGTTGTGAATGAATCCTTCTTGGATTCATCAACATTAAGAGAGAATGTTGTTTCATTAGCAAGAAATATTGGATATGTTCCAAGATCAAAGACTGCAGCAAAAGCAAGTATATCATTTTCAATTAATACATCAGCATCTTCCAATCAATTAATCTTAAAAGCAGGTCTTGTTTGTGTAGGTGCAGTCGATAATTCTCAATATACATTTTCAATTCCTTCCGACATTAGTTCTAATGTAATTGGAGGAGTTGCTGCATTTAATGATATTGAAGTTTATCAAGGCACATATCTAACTAAAGAGTTTACAGTTAATAATTCTCAAGATCAAAAATTTATTCTAAGTAATCCTGGTATTGATACTTCAACAATTATTATAACTGTTGGTAATCGGGAATATAAGCAGGTTGACAATATTATTACTGTCGATAAAAACTCTGAAATATATCTAATTCAAGAAGTTGCTGATGAAAGATATGAGTTACTATTTGGTGACGGTATTATTGGTAAGAAATTAGAAACTGGCACTATAATTAAAGTAACTTATATTGCAACTGATGGGCAAAGTGGTAATGGTCCATCATTATTTTCTTATGCAGGAACAACTACTGATAGTAATGGAATTATCACTAATCCTTTAAATTCAGTAACAGTATCAACAACCGCGTCCTCCACCGGAGGGGGCGACATTGAGCAGATAGACTCAATCAAGTACTTTGCACCTAGAGTGTATGCATCGCAGTATCGTGCTGTTACTGCAAGGGACTACGAGGCAATTATACAAAAGATATATCCAAGCACCGAATCGGTTTCGGTTGTTGGTGGTGAAGAACTTGATCCACCAGAATTTGGAAAGGTTATTATTAGTATAAAACCAAAAAATGGTTTTGCAATTTCCGATTTTGCAAAGACACAAATTCTTAATGATTTAAAACAATACACCGTATCTGGTGTTAAACAAGAACTTACAGATCTAAAACTACTATTTGTTGAAATTGATTCAGACGTCTTCTATGACACATCTAAAGCAAAGGATGTTGAATCAATCAGAAGTAATATTGTAACCTCTCTCAATCAACATTCCAAAACTGTTGATATGAATAAATTTGGTGGAAGATTCAAGTATAGTAAAATTTTACAAATTATCGATAATGTAGATAATTCAATCACTTCTAATATTACTAGAGTGAGAATGAGAAGAAATCTCAATGCTATTTCAAATACCTTCGCACAATATGAAATTTGCTATGGAAATAAATTCCATAAAAATCTGAATGGATATAATGTTAAGAGCACGGGATTTAAAATTGCAGGGGAAGTAGAAACAGTATACTTCCTAGATGTGCCTAGTGCTGATGGTGATATTGGTTTACTATCAATTGTTAAACCAACTCTAGATCCAAATACCTTCGAAGTTGTTAAAAAATCAATTGGCACTGTAAACTATAAGAAGGGTGAGATCATTGTTAATACAATTAATATTGTTTCTACAGACTTACCAGAAAACGTTGTTGAGATTCAAGCAATACCAGAATCAAATGACGTTATTGGTTTGCAGGATCTATATTTAATCTTTGATATTTCAAAAAGCAATATAAATATGGTTAGGGATACAATTGCTTCTGGAGAACAGATTTCTGGTGTTAACTTCCCAGTAAGATCTAGTTATTCAAATGGACAAATAACAAGGAAATAATAGAGAGAAGATATGATTACAACTGGTTTCAATTCTAGAGTAAAAGTCCAACAGATTGTTGATAATCAATTACCTGAATTTCTACTATCCGAAAGTCCGAAGACAGTAGAATTTTTGAAGCAGTATTATGTTTCCCAAGAATTTCAGGGAGGCACAATTGATATTGTCGAAAATTTAGATCAATATCTAAGTCTTAATAATTTAACTCCAGAAATTTTAACTGATCACAATAGTATAACATCTGATGTTTCGGTATCAGATACTACAGTTAATGTCAATACAACTAATGGTTTCCCTAAACAGTATGGTTTAATAAAAATTGATGATGAAGTCATTACTTATACTGGCATAACAACTAATAGTTTTACTGGATGTATTCGTGGTTTTAGTGGGATCACATCATATAGAGATAATTTAAATCCAGAAGAACTGGTATTCACATCATCTACCGCATCTACACATACTGATGGTAGTCAGATTAAAAATCTAAGTTCATTATTTCTTAGAGAATTCTATCGTAAAATAAAATATCTTCTTGCACCTGGTTTTGAAGACGTTAATTTTGTTAGCACATTAAATGTAAATAATTTTATAAAGCAAATTCGGGACTTCTATCAGAGTAAAGGAACCGAAGAAGCATTTAGAATTTTATTTGAAATTTTATATAATGAAGTACCTAAAATTATCAATCTTGAGGATTTTCTTTTAAAACCATCAGTTGCAGAATATATTAGAAGGAGAGTTCTTGTAACTGAGGTTATCAGTGGAGATCCTAATAAGTTGATTGGTCAAATGATCAGCAACTTTCAGAATACTGCAACTGGACCAGTATCTGAAGTTGAAATTATAACAAGAAATAAAAAAACATTTTATAAGGTTCAATTATTTTCTGGATATAATGAGAAGAGTTTAATTGAAGGAACATTTAATATAACACCAAATACTTTAGTATCCGATAATGTTTCTATTGGTGGATCTGTTATAAGTGTTGATAGCACTATTGGATTTGGGCAGACGGGAACTGTTATATGTGGTGATAATATAATTGATTATGGCAGTAAGAGTGTAACTCAGTTCTTCGGATGCACTGGTGTGACAAATGCCATTAATCCAACAGATACTCTATATTCAAGAACAGATACCATTTTTGGATATGCAAATGGTGATCCATCTGATAAAGTATCAATGAGAATCTCTGGCGTAATGTCAGATATTGAGAATAAAGAATCATATGACCTGTTATTTGAAGATGATCTAATTGAGGTTAAAAATCTTGGTGAGAGTATTCAGAATAATAATGACAATTATAAACAATTTGCATTTAATAGTTGGATTTATAATGTTAGAGCAAGATATGAGATTGAAAGTTTTGCAAATAACTTAGTAACTTTATTCGAAACACCAGATAAGTCTAGTTTAAAGGTTAATGACTATACAGATGTTTTAAATAGAAACGCAGAAAGTATAGTTGTTGCTGATGCACAAGTTACTGCTATATCAGGCAATGTAGTTACATTAGATAAAAATATCACCGTTGCGTCAACTACAAATCTAAGTATAAGAAAAAAATATAATTATGCCTCTTCGTCAGGAGCATCATTAGATAGCAACAGAATTCAGGCAAATGTTCAAAATACATATAATCAAAGAAATGAGAGTATGTATGTTGCATCAAACTCTCTCCCAGACTATACAATACAAAAAAATATATCTAGCTCACTGATTGAAATAGATTCATCTACTAATTTAGATAATATATTTCAAGGATTCGTTCCAACAACAGGAAAGTATTCAATCTTCTCAATAGATGTTGATGTGCCATTTATCACTGGTGATGAGGTAATATACAGTGGAAGTGGAGATCCAATTGTTGGATTAGAACTTGAAAGAAATTATTATGTTGAAGTTATTAAAGACATTAATCCTGCAAGAAGTAATAGAATAAAACTTTACAATGCCAGATCTTTTATTGGAACTGATCAAACTGTTCAATTCCATAAAACAGAATTCAATACATTAACTTCTCACTTATTCACATTAAAGCAGCAATACGGAAAAACTCTAAAACAAAAAAATTCGTTAACTAAAATACCATTAGTAACTAACATTGAATCTGGAACTGATACTCCAACAAATTCTGGTCAGGTTGGTATTTTAATTAATGGTGTTGAAGTTCATAGTTATAAATCAGATGATAGAGTATATTATGGTCCAATAGAAAATATTAAAGTTTTAAATGGTGGAACAGATTATGATGTAATCAATCCACCATTCATTGAAATTTCCGACCCATCAGTTGGTTCTGGGATAACTGCAAAAGCACAAGCAGTAGTTAGTGGAAGTATAAAAGAAGTAAAAGTTGATCCACAGAATTTTAGTATCAATAGAGTATTATCAACCAATGTATATGGTGGTAATGGTAAGGATGCTTTACTAGAAGCAGTTGTATCAAAACAGTTTAGAGATATTGATTTTAACGCATCGAGAGTTGGCGTTGCTATAACTGGTGGTATCGACATTGACAATGATACGTTGACATTTGAAGATTTTCACAATATTGTTGATGGTCAAAGACTTGTATACAGTTCTAATGGAAATTCACCGTTAGGAATTGGATCGTTTAATGCATCAAATTTAGATCAAAATGAAACTCTTGTGAATGGTGGAATATACTATCCTCAGATTATTAATACTCGATCAATATATCTTTATAGAAATATTGATGAATATAATTCGGGTATCAATACAGTTGGATTCACAACAATTGGTACTGGAGGAATTCATAAATTTAGAACTTATGATGAGCAAAATGTAGTTTCCGAAATTAAAGTATTAAATCCCGGATATGGATATGAAAATAGGAATTTGCAAGTAAGTCCAATTGGTATTTCTACATTAGAAAGCAAAATTAATTTTGAAGATCATGGATTTAATGATGGGGACTTAGTTGATTATAATTTTGAAACATCTAGTATTTCTGGTCTATCAAGTTCAATTCAATATAGAATTCTTAAGGTAGACGATGCCAGTTTTAAATTGGCAACGGCAGTTGGAGGTGCTGTAACAGATTACAATAGAAGAAATTATGTAAGTTTTGGAAGCACTTCTGGTGAAGGATATCAATCATTTTCATATCCACCAATTAAAGTTGTAATTAATGCCGAATACGGATCTGGAACTGGTATTGCTAATACTATTCTGGCAACACCAGTTGTTAGAGGGTCTATTGTAAATGCATATGTTTACGAAAAAGGATCTAATTATGGATCAAATATTTTAAATTTTCATAGAAATCCTGTAGTTACAGTTAAGACTGGTTTAGGTGCTCAATTAAAGGCAATCATGAAGAGAGGAAGAATTATTGCCGTTGATGTGCAGAATGGAGGTAAATTTTTCACTGCTTCGCCAGATTTAGAAATTGTTGGTGATGGTGTAGGCGCTAAGATGAGGGCAGTAGTTAAAAATGGTAGAATCAAAGATGTCATCATTATCAATTCGGGAACTGGATATACAGATGCCAAAACATCTATTAAAGTAAAACCACCCGGAAAAAATGTTGTATTAGAATCTAATGTGAGACATTTGAGAGTTAATAATTTAAAAAGATTCTCTGATGAATTGTTAATTGAGTATAATGATAATCTATCTTATGGTATTGTCGGTTACTCAACGGATCGTGATGGAACAACTTTCTTAGATTCTAATAGTGAGGACGAACATTCTAAAGTTATTGGATGGGCAAATGATGGAAATCCAATTTATGGACCATATGGATTTGATGATCCCAATGATAATAATTCAGTAACTAGAAGAATAGAAACTGGTTATAAAGAATCTCCCAATAATATTGAAAATAGACCTTCTACAGATGTTTTTGAACTTGGATATTTTATTGAAGATTATGTATTTAATGATAGTGGTGATCTTGATAGTCATAATGGACGATATACAAAAACACCAGAATTTCCAAATGGAGTATACGCATATTTTGTTGGAGTATCAACAAACATATCAACTGGAAAATTAGATCCAAAATTCCCATATTTTATTGGAGATACTTATAGATCAAAAGTATCTACTGAAGTTTTAAATCAAACATTCGATTTTAACAATTCAGATCTTGTTAGAAATACTTTCCCATATAGAACTGGCAAACCTTATTCTGGTGGAGATTTTCTTTTCGAATCAAATTCTCCAATTCAACAAATTACACGAGTTACATCTACATCTAAAGGTTCTATCGATGGATTTGTAATTACAAATGGTGGTGAAGATTATAAGATTGGCAATTCTCTGGTATATGATCTTTCCGGAACTGGCGGTGGTGGTTCTTCTGCTGAGGTTTCTAGGATTGGTGTACAACCAATTCATTCAATAACAACTCAATACTTAAAATATGCAGATGCTATTTTAGTAAGAGAAACACCAGAAACAGTCAAGTTTCACACAAATACTACACATGAATTAAATGATGGTGATATAATCCAAGTTTCAGGAATATCTACCTTTATTAATAATGTAGTTGGATCTCATGTTATAGGAGTAACTTCAGAATTTACTAGATTGACTGAAGTTCTTACTCAAAATACTGGTATAGGAACTGACATATATGTTTCTTCCATACCACCAATTATTGGTGCAGGCACATCAATTGGAATTGGAACAGAAACTCTTTCAGTATTAAATGTTTTTCCAGAAGAAAATATCTTAAGAGTAAAACGTGGATCTGTTGGAACTTCACATACAGTATCCGACATTATTGAAGTAAAAAATAGATCTATTGTTTTACCTTTAGTTACTGAGCACTTCGATTCTACTAAAAATCTTGATACTTTTTTCAACCCATTTTTTAGCGTAGGTGTTGGATTACAGACAGGTACATCAACAGATATAAATTATCATCTAGGAAAATCTGCAAAAACTGTTTCAGTCCCAGTTCAATCAATATATCTCCCAAATCATCAATTTAAATCTAATCAAACGATAGAACTTAGATTACCTGGTGGAGTTACTGGACTATCTGTTAGAACTGAAACAACTGATACTAGTTTCACAATTCCAGAAAATGGAATAAATCAAACTCTTTATGTTATTAATAAAGGAAAAGATTATATCGGTCTCACGACTCAAGTTGGATTAACAACTACAACTAATGGATTGTATTTTGTTTCTACAGATGCAATTACCAATAATAATTTTGAATATTCTCTTAAGACTAAATTCAATGAAATAACAGCAGATGTTCAAAAAATTAAAACTCAAGTATCAATTTCAACTATACACAATTTAAAAACAAATGATGAAGTTGAATTATTAATTAAACCAAGATTGTCTGTTGGTGTTGGGACAGAAACATCAGTTCAAATTAGATATGATTCAACTTATAATAAAATTCTAATCAATCCTGTAGGATTTGGTTCAGATAAAGTTAATATCAATGACAATACGTTTACGATCAATAATCATGGATTTAAAACTGGTCAAAAGATTTTTTATAGTTCAAGTAATGATGTTGCTTCAGGATTGACAACATCTGGATATTTTATCTATAGAGTTAATGACAATATATTTAAACTGTCTAAAACAATAAATGATACTAAGTTTAATCCACCAATAAACGTCAGTATTGCTAGCACTGGTGGTTCGGGTCAACAAATTAGTCTTTTAAATCCACAAATTGAAGTATTTAAAAATAATAATATCGTTTTTGATGTTTCCGATACATCGCTGGATGAATATTCATTCAAATTCTTCTATGATAAAGAATTAAATAACCAATTCGTTTCTACAGGATCAACATCATCATTCAGTGTTATTGAGCAAGTAGTTTCTACCGGATTATCATCATCTTATACGGTTACATATAATGATAATTTGCCAACGAAATTATATTATTCTTTTGAGAAAAATGGTATATCTATCAAACCAGATGAAGAGGTAGTCGATTATTCAGAAATAGTTTATGTTGATAGTAAATATAATTCAACATATAAAGTTTTTGGTATTGGAGCAACTACATTTAATATTTCACCTACAGTAGTTCCAGAAAAATTAAATTACACTCAAGATGATGTTGATATTTTAAGTTATACAACCAATTCTTTGAATGCATCTGGTCCAATTGAAGATATTAGAATTCTTTCTCCAGGATCTAATTATTCAAGATTACCTGTTATTTCTGATGTTGTTATTGGAACTGCAAGTAGTGTTGGAAATAGTGCGAATATTCGACCTACTACAACTACTATAGGAAAATTAAACAACTATAGAATAGTCAATGAAGGATTTGAATATGCTGCTGATAATACTTTAAGACCAGAAGCAAATATATCAAAATTGATAACCTTAACTGGTTCTGATAAAATTGAATCAATCACTGTTCTTGATGGTGGTAGAAATTACTTATCACCACCAGATTTGGTTGTGGTTGATATGTTTACAAAAAAGAAAGTAGATCCTTCAAAATATATTTTAAAAGCAGATTTTACTGGTAATACTATTGTTGGAGTTGATATTATTCAAGAACCGAGAGGATTGAATTCTGTTCAACATAAACTTTTCCCAATTAGAAATAGTAATGGTATTCAGGTAGAAAAGATTAAAACCTATAGTGGTGGTATTGTAACTTTAGAAATGAGTACGCCACCTATCGATGGATTCAATACTCCACCATTTAGAGAAGGTGATAGAATTTTTGTTGAAGGATTACGGAGACAATCTTTTACCGATGATATCGGTAATGTAACTACACCAGGAACTGGATTTAATTCTGAAGATAATGGTTTTAACCTATTCAGAGTTACAGAGTTTATTAATTCAAATCCAGCTATCTTAAGATTTGATATAAGTGAGTTTACAACTGATGCAGGAACACCAGTAGAACTACAATCATCTTTCACTTCAATTGTTAAAAAAGAGAATCTTCCATCCTTTAAACTCAATAGAGTTACTGGTTTATTCTTTTTAGGCGAAAAATTATCGATACAGAATGAAGAGATTGATTTGAAAGTTACAGTTGTTGAGAAAAACTTAATTAAGGTATCTGGTGATTATGATTTAAAAATTGGAGAAAGGATTAAAGGTGTTTTCTCAGGAATTCCTGCAGTAGTTGAATCTATTAAAGATTATGAAGGCAGATTCTCAGTTGATTATTCTAGTCCGAAAAACTTTGGATGGAAAAATTCTATTGGTCAATTGAATAATAGTTTACAGGTGTTACCTGATAATGATTATTATCAAAATCTTTCGTATACTATAAAGAGTGTAAAGACATTTAATCAAACAAAAGATTTTGTCAATAAGCATGTCCACCCTATAGGAATGAAAAACTTTTCAGATACTGAAGTCATAGGAAAAGCAAGTGTTGCTATTGGAGTATCAGATTCCTTCGTCTCACCTGTTATTGACCTTGTATCAGACTTGAGAGTAGATACTATACCTTCATATGACTTAGTTCAAGATTATGAGGCAACTTCTGATAGTTCAAGATTTATAATCTTTAAAAATAAAAGACTTGCTGATTTTATTGAATGTAGAACGAATAGAGTTCTTCAAATTGACGACATCAGTGGAAGATTCTCTAGTGCAGAATTTAATAAAGATAATATTGTTGAGGCTGTTGAATATCCAATTACCGATTTTTATTCTAAATTTATTGTTCAAGTAACGGATGAGAATAAGCAGAGCACTCAACTTAGTGAGATTATTATATTAAATGATTATGATAACACATATACATTCAATAAACTTGATTTATTTACGGATAACAAACTTGGAGAATTTAGTGGCGACTTTGCTGCCAGTGGAGATCCAACATTAGTATTTGATCCCTCAAATCCAAATGATTTTAATTACAATTTAAAAGTTTATAGAGAGTCATTTACTCCTACAATTGGTATTGGATTTACAGAATTTGGTTGTGTTAGAATTGATGCCAGATCTAACGCTCTCGGACCTGCAGATAATAGTGGATTAGTTGGTTTTAAAACCGATGTATTCAGAGCACTATCTAGTGATTATGATACCACATATACAGTTGCTCAAGTTTTGGATACTGATACTAACAGAATGAACTACTTTGAAGTAGTAGCACATTATGATGGTTCAGATACTCATATATCAGAATTTTACTATGATACTCTACCATTACAACAATTTTCTGGTCAGAATATTGGTACATTTGGATTAAATGTTTCTGGTGGAATTATCTCATTGTCATTTGAAAATGACATTAATAGTAATTTGATGGTCAAAACAAAGACTGTAGGTATTGGATCTACTGCTGCCGGTGTTGGAACATATCATTATCTTGTTGACGGACAAATTCCAGGAACTGAAAGAACTGCTAAGTTTGATTCTCAAATATCAACAATTACTGGCATATCAACAGTATTCCAATTTGACACTACGTTACAATTTACTCAAAAATCTATTATTAAAGTTTCTATTGGTGATACTACATCCATCCATAACTTATCAATAGTTGCCGATCAATCTAGAGTCAATATTCAACAATCACCATTTATGAATATTGGAACCAATTCTGGAATTGGAACATTTTCTCAGGAAATGGATGGATCTATCGCAATAGTCAAGTTCCATCCAGATACTGAATTTTTATCTGATGAAATTTCATTACAATCATATAATCAACACATATATGCAGATATTGATGAATTTAACTTTCCGGTAGACTTTGAAGTTGGTAATTTACGCGAAGGAATTTCGAATGCATTTTATGGTTCACTTAATGAATTTGGAAAAGATAAAATTGATTTTGATTTAAACTATAAGAGAGTTCCTATTTTTGAAAAAACTTTTAATCCATCAACCTCTTCAATATTAAATCAATCTAGTGGTGTTTTTAATATTGCTGACCACTTCTTCGAAACTGGTGAAGAATTAATTTATACCCCATCGTCATCTCTAATTGGTATTGATCCATCCTCAGTTGGAATTGGAACTACTGTTGTTAATGGAACAATATTTACTGGTGATATTGTAGCAACTGGATTTTCCACTATTACTGGTATTGCAAATTCTGAAGGTCTCACAACAAATGCTAAAATATTTGGAACAGGAATCCCAGCAAATACAACTATAGTAGGTATTCAAACCTTTAATACTTATTTTGTTGGTGATGTTATCGGTGCAGGATCTAGTGTAATTACTGGTATTGCGAATACATCACTCATTAAAGTTGGAGCAGGAATATTTTCTGGAGATAATACCAGTATAGGATCAGTATTTGCTGTTGGAATTAATTCTATCACAGCATCTGTTAATATTAGTGGTGGAGACAATAGAATTTATTTCACAAATACTTCAAACTGGTCTGTAGAAATATCAAATGTTTCTACAGGATCCACATTTAGGGGAACGCATACTACTGGTATAACCACCGACATTATGCCTGAAAAGGTATTTGCTATCAGAGTATCAAAAGATAGTTTCAAGTTAACTGGAACCGCAGGTGGTAGTGGCATTGGATTCACATATACTAATAGTGGATCTGGTAATCGCCACAAGTTAGAGATGAAGAAAAAACTTGAAAAATCATTAATTACCGTTGATGGTGTTACACAATATCCATTAATGTATACCCCATTAGTATTTAATTTACAAAATAATGGTGGTGGATCAATTGGAGTCGGTGCAACTTTCCTGTCGCTTTCAGGAATTTCCTCTATTAGACCTAGAGATATTCTTAAAGTTGATAATGAATTCTTAGAAATTCAGAATGTTGGATTAGGAACAACAAATACAGGTCCAATCACTGGAATTGGAACGTTCCCAGTTATTCAAGTTTCGAGAGGATTTGTGGGATCTGCTGCCACAAATCATCAGGATGGATCAGAAGTAAGAATCTATAAAGGTGCTTTCAATATAGTTGGCAATAAAATTTATTTCACCCAAGCGCCTGATGGTAAGGGTAATAATGATAGATTAAATGCAAGTGCTCTTGCTCTACCAAAATCATCATTTAATGGTAGAGTTTATTTGAGAAATGATTATACAGGTAACAAGATTTATGATGACATTTCTTTAGGATTTAATGGAATTGGTAGAACTTTCTCAGTAAAACGTGAAGATAAAAATACTCTAGGTTTGGAACCCGGAAGTAACTTAGTATTCATTAATGATATTTTCCAAACTCCAGATACTGTTAATAATATAGGTAAT